TTAGCTCGCGCTTTTCATAGGTTTCCGGGGACTTGTCCGGGGACTTTGTGCAGCTTCAAGCGCTTCGGTCACTTCGTCGTCGCGGACGTTGATGTAGCGGAGCGTCGAGCGGATGTCGGAATGATTGAGCACCCGCTGCGTGATCTTGAGGTTGCCCGATGCACGCTGCACCCGCGTTCCGAGATCGTGCCGGAGATCGTGGAAGCGGAGATCGGACACGCCCGCACGCGACCTTGCCCGGCGCCACGCCGTCTTTAGGCCCTCGCGCGTGAGCGGGTAGCGCTGGCCTCGGACGCGGCCCTCGCGGGTTCTCTTGGCCTTATAGGTGAATACGGCCTCGGGGTGATGCCCGACCAGCGGGGCCAGGATCGCTTCGACCTCCGCTGTGATCGCTGTCGTGATCGTCTTACCGCCCTTCCCTCGTTTCGTGATCTTGCGCGAGTGCCAATTGACCTCGGACCATTTGAGGGTCGCGACCTCATTGAGCCGGAAGCCGGTCGCCAAGGCGAAGGCCACGGCGTCGCCATAGCCATCGGAACGGACGGCAAGCTCCATTGCTTCGCGTTCGCTCGCGTGAAGCTCCCTTGCGCGCTCTGGCGGCTCTTGCAGCTTGTGTTTGCCCCACTTGGGCTCGTTCGGGAAGCGGACGCCCCAATGCTCGCGCGCCCTCCCGAAGACGCGGCGCAGCAGCTCGACCGTTGTGCGGTTGACCGTGGCCGCGCTCACGAGCGGCATGTCGTCACGATCCCAACGGCGATGCCCGCGCCGCCATGCGACCAGCTTCGCCATATCGTCGTCGGTCACGTCGAGGATGCGTTTGCCGGACCCTAGGAAGGCCAGCACGCGCGCAAGCTGGCGCTCGACCTCTTGGTCCTCTGCGCCGACCTCTAAGATGTAGCGCGCGCACGCATCGGCGAGCGTGAGGTCTGAGGCGCGCATGTTGCCCGCCCGGTGTTCGGCGCGAGCGCGTTCCTTGACGGCGCGCTCTACGGCTTGCGCTTCGCGCTTGCTCCGCTTCTCAGTCGATCCGCGATAGCGATCACCTTTGAATTGAAATTCGTAGACGTAGTACGGCGTGCGCGGGTCTTTGTAGACGGACATGGTGCTGCCTCCTGTTGCGCTTGCTTTTCGATGAAGTCGGCGAGATCGGCGGGGGCGAAGCGGTAGGTCTGTCGCTTCGTGCCTTGCCCTATCGTGATGTAGCGGATCGAGCCGTCGCGCATGTGAGCGCGGAGCGTCTTCGGCGACATGCCAAGACGTGCGCGGGCTTCGTCGAAGGTTCGAAGATCGTCTGGCCCTTTGCTGCGCGGCTTCGCGTCGCGCTTCGGCCCGACGATAAGCGGCAGCGCGACAAGCTCGTGATGTCCGCGCGGGCCTTGTGTTCGGGGGGTGTGTTCTTTAGACTGTTTCATGTTCGAAGGGCCCCTTGGCCCTATCTCCGGTTTCTATGAAAGCCGCCTTCCGTGCATCTGAGGGGCGGCTTTTTCTTTGCCTACGCCGCTACCGTCGCAACGCCATCCAAGCGCACCTTGCACGTCGCCGCCGCGTCCGCCGCGCCGCCGACGCAAGTGCCGATCGGGAATAGACCCGTGTCGGACGCGTTCTCGACGGTCTTGCCGCTGTCGTCCCACCATACTCGCGCACCCTCGGCGATGACGCCCGCACTCTTGGGCAGCTCGAAGACGCCGCGCGTTGCCAGCTCGACCTCATCGCCCTGCGCGGCGTCGAATGCGGCCACGCCGAAGATCGCGCCGACCACGGCGCCCTCGCCAGAAGAAAGCCCTCCGGTCGGCGACGTTGCGGTGATCGTGTCACCGGGTTGCAGGTAATTCTTCATTTCACGTCCATCCTTTCGAAGATCGGATATTCACAATGTTGACGCTCGATCCGCCCGCGTCCGCCGCGAGCTTGCCTTCGAGCGCCGCAATGGCAGCGGCGAGATCACTGTCGCTGCGGTAGCGGACGCGCCGCTGCACTCCCGCGTCCTGATACTCGACCTCAAGCGCACCGCTCGCCCGCGCCTTGTAGAGCGCTTTGAGCATCGCCTGAGGGTCGAGGCCAAGATCGGTGAGCGACGGCGCGGTCATCGGTTAGGCTCCGTCGTTGAAGTACCAGCCGCGCCAATCCACGAAGCCGCATCCGTAATCGAGCCGGACTTTGACCTCGACGCCATCCACGCGGAAGCCGGTCTGCGTCGAGATTTGCGGGCCGGGTTCGGACGCCAGATAGGCGTATTCGAGGCCGTCCACCTGTGCCGGATCGGCGACCAAATACCAGCCGGTCGCGGACGATAGCCGCGGCTCCACGATCAGTGTCAGATTGCTGAACGGGGCCACGTCATCAGTCTTGGTCGGCGTGATCGTCGCCAGAAGCTTCTCCGATGCCGTTTCGAGCGCGGCGGGCACGATCAGGTAGCGCGGCGTTACGGCGATCAGTGCGCCTCCCGGCCCCGTCTGCGCCCGCATCGCAAGGCGTCCGGCCGACAAGGTGGTTTCGCCCGGTGCTGCGCCCGTGGTCTGCACGTTGCCGTGCGCCGCATCGAATAGCGGATTGGTGTCCGACATGGTCGGGCCAAGGCCGCTGTTCTGTTCCAGCAAGGCGACGAGCTGGTCCGCCTCGAAGGCAGCAGCGGCCTGTCCAAGACGGCGCGGAAGATCTGTGAAGGCTCCCACGTCATCGTTGACGAGGGCCTGTCGCGAAAGGCCGAAGATGCGCCCATAGGTGCTTAGAGCGTAGCTTTCCGCTGCCTCGGCCATCGTGCCGGACTTGAATTCGCCAGCCTCGTTGACCTTGTCGAGCCCGATGCCCGCGCCATCGAGCACAAGGCGGCTCTTAGCGCGGAAGTCGCTTGCCGTGGTCTCGCGGGCCACGGTGCGGATGCCGCCCTCTGCGGCCTCGTAGCCATCCCTCAGCGACCGTCCGACGGTGTCGCCGAGGATCAGCGAAAAGTCGCTGGTGCTGTGCAGCGCGCGTTCGATCAGCGCCGGGGCGCCAAGGCCCATCACAGCGATGCCGGAGCGGCGAAGGGTCTCGCGGGCCATGTCGGCAACGCTCATGCCGACGTATTCACGCGCCGGACCGGATGGTGTCGCGCGCGGGTTGCTGCGCACATAGAGCGCTTCGCCCATTGCGCGGGTTCGGACTTGCGGATCGTCCAGCGTGTGCTGTCCGGTCCTGATCTCGACGCGGCTTCGCGCCGTCATGTGATTGAGCATTTCGGTTCTCGCTTCTTCGATAGTGGCCTCGCGGTCGATCAGCGCGTCCACGGTCTCGCGGGATACGCCGCACCGGGTGCCAAGCTCACGGATCGAACGGTTGATGTTTGCGCGTCCGCTTTCATGGGATCGGGTGCGCGCGTTGGGATCGGCGGGCACGGTCACGAAGGAAAGCTCGCGGGGTTTCCACTTGGTTGCCGTCCGCGTCCGCGTGCCGTCGCGTTCGCCGTCGGCCCAGGTCTCGACCTCATAGCCAACGGACACGCCGCGAATGATGCCTTGCGCAATGTCGCCGACAATGCCCTCGACCTCGGGCCGCGCGCTGAAACGGACCTCGGCGAGTAGCTGATCGCCTTCGATCCATGCACGCTCGACGGTGCCGATCACGCCTTCCACGCCGCCCTGGGCGTGACCGTTCAGGACGTGCGCGCCTTCGAAGGCCGCGATGTCCGCACCGCGAACGTCGAGGATTTCATCGAAGGCGCCGCGCTGGTCCTGTCGGCGAACGGGCGTCGGCGTCGCCACAACGCATGTGATCGTGCGCGCCTCGGGGTTCCACGTCGAAGGCCGTGGCGTCGCGTCACGGCGGACAAGCTGCGCTGCGTGCTCGCGGATCAAAAGTCGGGGGTGTTCATTCATGGTCAAGCTGCCTCATTGCTTAGGGGAACGATGTTGGTGGCGTTGCTTGGCGTGAAGCTATCGGCGGCGATCTCGGCGTCTACCTCGACCGGATCGCGACCGCGTGCTGCGATGATCTCTTGCCGCGAGCGGAAGCCCATCTGAACGGCGAGCGCGTCGGCTTTCGTCTCGTCCAGCGGGGCGATGTGCGGGAAATCGGGAAACAGAAATTCGGAAGACAGCAACGGGCGCGGTTCGCGCACGAAGCCCGACGCATTGATGCGGCCCGATAGGATCGCGAGCGTGACAACGCGCTGCCACAGCGGACGAAGGAAGCCGGACACGAGGATCGAAGCGCGGACCGCCTTCACGCGGCGAATGTAGGATTGCATTGCGAGCCGCGAAGACGAGTAATTGCTGTCGCTGTAGTCTCCGCTCAAAAGCGCATAGGGCAAGCCCACGCCCGCCGCGATACTGCGAACCATGTGCTTCGTGAACGCGTCGAGGCCCTGCATGTCGCTGGTCGGCGTAAAGCTCACGTCCGTTCCGACCGGCAGCTCGGTCAGCGCGCCGGGTTCCATCGGCTGAACGGCGGCAAGATCGGCGGCGACGGTGCCCGTGCCGTCGAGCGAACGGATAAAGCCGCACATGAGCGCGGACGTTTTGGCCTTCACAAGCCCCGCGTCTTCGAGCGCGTCTAGCTCCACAATGCGGGTTGCCACGGGCGCGAGCCATGAAATCCCGCGCACCTGTCCCGGCCAGCGGCGTTCGAATAGGTGGCAAATATCATCGGCGGGGATGCGCTGCGCTCCGGGGACCGTCAACGCATGGTCGGGGCTCGGACGAATGTGATAGGCGACGATCCGCCCGGTGCGATCAAATTCCACGCCCGCGACAATCGAGCCGCCGCCGTCGAGATCACGGTTGACCGATGCGTCTAGCTGTTCGGGCTGTAGCACCTGAACGCGGACCTCGCCCGCCTCGGTCGTCACGAAACGAAGCACGGCCTCGCCAGCGCCGACAAGAGAACGAGCGGCAAGGGACAAAACGCTCGTGAGGTCGTCGCCAGCAAGGCCGATTTCGTCGTAGGCTTGAAGCCATTCGTCTTCGAGCGCATCGCGCATAGCCGCGCTGGGGTGTCCGCTGCGCACCGTCGGGCCGTCGCCGATCAGACTGTTTGCCCATGTCGCGACGATGTTCTCGCCGATGCCGGTGTTTGCTTGCAGATAATTCGCACGCGACCGGGTCAGCGGCACAGCGGAAAGCGCAGCACGGGCCGGTGCTGGCATTGATGCCGTGAGCGGCCAGCGCGAGCCGCCGCCGGCACTCTCGAAAGAGCGGGCGCCAATGCCAAGGCGGCGCAGGAAGCGGTCGAAGCGGGGCAGTCTCAATGCACAACCCTTTCTTCGAAGCGGACGCCATGCCGCTCGAAAACCACGGCGCAAAACACTCCGATCAGGGCGTCACGGGGGACGCCAAGCTGTTCGGCGCAGTCAACGAATAGCGTCGAGCCGGGTGCCTTGTTGCGGATCGCCTCGGCGAGCGCGTCGGCGCTGCCGTCGTCGGCAATGGTCTCGACGGCCTCGGCGAGCGCATCGAGCATCTGTTGCGGCGTAAGCGGGCAAGCATCGAGGGTCGGCGTGTTCATGCGTGGACCTCCGGCATGTCATCGCGCACGCGTTCGATCATGCGAAACGCGTCCGTGCGCGGACTATCGAGCGCCCATAGGGCGAACCATTCCGGCAAGCCCGTCGCGTCCTCCACGTCCGCCCAGGTCCATGTGCGCGGGGTGCGCTTGTCGATTTCGACCTTGAGCGCGGCGAGCTTCTCCGCGAAGTCGTTGCTTGCGATGTAGGCGAGCATCGCCTTGGCCTCGGCCTTCGTTGGCCTCTTGGTGGAGATCGGCACGGCCAGCTTCGCGACTACCCATTCCGCCAAAGCCGCAAGATCGAACGTCACGGGAGCAATGTGTTCCAGCCCGCCCTTCGCGTCTTGTTCGAGCGTCAGGCGGGGCCGATGCCGGATGCGTCCAAGCTCGACAAGATCGGTGAGTGCCTTCTGTAGCGTGGGCCGGTGATGCTCGGCCATTCCAGCGGCGTCCCGCGCGTTGTAGCCGCGCCGCGTGAGCGTGGCCATCAGCACAGTCACGGCCACGTCGAGCATCGAAAAACGGGACGCCTTGCCGCGCCTGTCTCCATTCAGGAAGCCAAGGCGCATCCGCCATGCGCTGAAGGTGCCTAGCTCCACGCCCGCCACCTCGCAGGCATCCAGGGCGCGCCATGTTCTGTTCGTGACCTTGCTCATATTTCGATACTGTAGAGCAACAGTGAAAAAGGCAAATCAATGCATTTGGTTAGGTGGAAAATATTTTCCACCTAACGGCAGGAAGCCGCAAAAAGCTGTGGATAAGTCCGACGGCTAGACGCGTCCGCGTTCCATGAAGGCTGACCGATGCACGGCGGGCCGCTTGGGCGACGGCGGGATTGTCGTTGATAGCTCAGCCTCGCGAGCGTCGAGGTTGATCGTCAACGCGGCCTTGGCGGCGAATGCGTAGACGGCACTGTCGAGGGTGTGGTTCTCACGCCCAGGGATTGCTTCGAGCCGGACCACGGGCTTGCCCCGCGACATGCGCGTCACGCGGCGCTCGCTGCAAAGCTGCTCGAAGTAGATCGGCTCTAGCTGATCGGAGAAGCGGATCGCGCCGGGCTTGGCGAGCCTGCCGAGAATATTGGTCTTGATGCCGTCCACGCCGATGATGAACAGAAGGCCCCGCTTTGCGCGGCTCCGGCTGATCGCTGGCCGACCGAAGCCGGATGCACCCTTGATCGCGAAGACACGTCGCGACGTGCGGGCCTGACAGAAGCGCGTCACCACGTCGTAATGCGAGCCGCTGCCCGCGTCCACGCAAGTCGCGTCGATCTTGAGCCATCCGCCGCGCGGGTGACGCCAGCGATCCTTTAGGTGCTCGTCAAGATCGAGCCATGCTTCGTTGCTGTCGGGCGCACCGTAGAGCGCACGGTGGTCGAGCACGAAGGGAACGCCGTCTTTCGACCAGCCGAAGGTCGAGACCTCTAGCCGATCATCTTGCACGTCCACGCCGCATGTGATCGCGAGCACGTCTTCGGGGATCGCTTCGAGGCTGATCGGCACCGCGCAGCTTGCAAGGTCCGCGTCGTCAACGTCGTCCACGGCCTCGCGCCACGGCTCCGCAAGCACGGTGTTCACGAAGACGCGCAGCTCCTCCGCATCGTCTTTCGCGGTCAAGTATTCGGCGGCGAGCTTCGCCCATGATGCGTTGGGCAGTAGCGACACAAGCGCATTGAGGCGGAAGCCCGCATGTCCCTTCACGTCGGGCCGGGTGATCCGCCACGCTCCGGCCTCAACCATGTCGCGCTTCTGTCCTTCCTCAATGACGCCGCCGCACGAGGGGCAGACGGCGCACGCCTCGGCGGGTTTCCCGTCCGGCCACTCGATATGGTTCCACAGTAGCTCGAAGGGATCGCCACAGTGGGGACACGGCAGCTCGAAGACGCGCTGATCGGATTGCGCCCACAGCCGCAAGACGTGGCTCGTGTCCGCGTCCAACGGGGTGCTGCCCACGATGATCTTGCGGTTAGCGAATGACAGGGTGCGCTTCTCGGCGAGCGCAATCGGGTTGCCTTCCGCGCCGATCTCGCACGCGTCGGCCTCGTCCACGAGCAAGATGCGCGCCGTATGGCGCCGAAGGTTGCGGGGTGCCTTCGCCGCGACGATCTTGAGCGAGCCGCCCTCGAACATGCGATGCGTTATGAGATTGCGACCGGCTTCGCCTTTGCCCGGCTCGCCTAGGACGCCACGCAATGACGGCGACGCCTCGAAGATCGGCTCGATGTCCGCCGCGATATAGTCGCGGCAATCGCTTTCGGTCGGCAGCACGCAAAGCACGGCGGCGGGATCGTTGCGGCAATGGTGCCCGATCAGGCCCGTCAGAAGGCTCGTGAAGCCGCACCGCGCCGCCTTGATAAGCGTAACGCGTTCGAGTGCCGGATCGGTCAGCGCGTCCGCAATGCCCCGTTGCGTCGGCCACAAGCACAGCGGCCCGCCTTCCGCCGATAGGCCATACGGAAGCCGCACGTTGTCTTCGAGCCATGTCGAAAGAGGAACGAGCGGCGGCGGTCTCAAATACTCAACCGCGACGGCAAGGGCTTTATCGAGCTTTGCGGCCATCGAGCTGGGTGCGCCATTTTGGCAGGCTCTCATCGAGCGTTGCAATCTTCCGCTCCAAGTCCGCAATGTCTTCTGGGGTCGTGTCAACGCGGCGGCCGTCGCGAACCTCGCCAAATTTTATTTGGCCGTCCTTCATCTGCTGAAGCAAACGCTTCATCGTATCGCGGCTTTCCTGGCACCAGTCGATCAGTCCGCGCATTGCCTCAGATTGCGCTTCGCTTGGCTTGCTCACATCCGTCACCCTCTCCGTTCGCTCAAGTCCGTTAGCGCGTCGCGCAGCTCGCGCGTTAGCTTGACGTGCTGCCGTGCCGGTAGATCGCGCATCCGTTCCGCGACGGCCAGGACGCGCGACCGGATCGCCCGACAAGTCGCCGACCACTTCGCCTCGACCTCGGCGGCCTCGACCAGCTCGCCCGATAGCTGCTTCGCCTTCGCCTCCGCAAGCTGCGCCTGTGCCGCGCCAAGACGGGCACGCGCATCGGCACCGGCATCTGATCCACGGCCAGCCGCCGTTTCGCGCAGGTGCCGCACATAGCCGCCAACGGACGGCTCTAGCTGCCAGCGACCGCGCTTGCCAGCGCTCACGAGAATACCGCGCTTCGCTAGGTCCGCGATGGTCTTCGAAGTCGTGCCGAATAGCTTGGCAAGGTTGCCTGTCGTGATCTCGGTCATGGTCAATTCTAGTGCGTTCGCGCCCGTTTCCAATCAATCCGAAGATCGCCAAACGTCAGCGCGGCGCACAGCGCACCAAGGCTCAATGTTGGGTCGCCCTTGAAAAGCATAAGTAGGCCACCGACCATGCCCACGACATAGATGCCGGTCGCCCACGCGCTGTGCTGGCTGAACATAGTGCTTCTCCCCACAGGCACCTTAACCCCATCTCTGACAATCTGAAAAACGAGACTTTTTGCGCCGCTGCGGCGCCGCTTGCTGGACATCGCGCTAAGGACCCTCATAAAAGCAATAGTCGCCTTCAACGTCACAACGAGGATCGATCCGGCCATGAGAGTACAACAGGAGCGACAGCTTAACCCGGTTGCCGATGAGGTTGCCGCGCTGACCGCCGTAGCTCGCCCGATATTGACCGGCGTCCTCTATGCTCTGAGACGCGATCTCGTTCAAACGGTGGGCGGTTACGACAAGGTGACTTTGGAGCTACTAGCCCGCCTTTATAGAGCTGGTGACGGCGATTGCGGGATCTGTTTCGAATATGCCGTGCACGATGCGATCCGCAATGGTGACGCCAGGGTCTTAGAGCGCATCAGCGACGCGGCGAAGCTGTGCAAGGTTCCTGGCACGGATCTTCACTCCATTCTGTTCGGCTTGGAGAAAACCGGAACGCAGCAATTGATAGATACCGCCGAAGAATTGCTCACGGACGACTCTCGCCTGCTTTACGGCACAAAAGGCCAGCCGCTGAAACTGAGAAAACACCTCAATGGTATCGCTGGAGCCTTTCGCAATCGAAATACACGACCTGCACTCCCCTACTCGATACGAGGCCTTTGGAAGGCAGATTTGTTCCTTGGCTTTTCCGACACGGATCGGTGGGCCGCCACCACCGTGAAAATCAATCCGGCCCAATTGGAAGGTGCGGCAGGACTTCGCATTGGAATTGTCCCTACGAGACAGGGGCGTAGTGACAAGGTGAAGCTCGATGAGAACAAAAATCTCGTTGTCTGTCCGCTGCACCACGACGAAGACTTTATGCAGGTATTCTATGAAGCATGGCGCATCGTGCAGGCTTTCATTGATGCGGACGCCAAGGTTCCCAAGGAAATAATGCTCCCACGGCCCGTGGATAGAGAGGTAGCCAAAATACTTGCTGAGCGGCGAGAATTCCCCGTGCTCGAAGTAGTCGAAGCCATAGGCGTTTTTAGCCAGCCAGAGCTACTAGCAACGAATGATACTCAAGTCGGCCTTCAGACGTTGAAAGGCTCAACGCAGACGGACATGGTTCTCGCCCCAATGCCTGAAGCACCGGACCTGTTCAGCAAATAGCCCCTGGAGTGCTTCTTCGTCGCTTTTGCGCCATTCGGCTTGCAAGGTGCAGGATTGGCCGACCATTCTTGCCGACCGTCTTCGCATTTGGCTTGCGCCGACGTGCCATGATCTCGCGCGCATAGATGCGCTCGGCTTCGGTGATCCGGCCAGCAGGCTTGCCGTCCAGATCGAAGCGAATGCCACCAATGGCGACGGCCCGGTGATACGCGGTGCGACCGCACCATGCGCAAAGCCATCTGTTCAGCCGCCACGCCTTCGCATGCGGATAGAGCGCGATCAGCTCGTGCCGCACGCCGACCTTGAGCGCGCGGGGATGCTCCGAGATCGTGAACACGCGCGGCACGTCATCACTGCCGGTGATTGTGCGCAGCTTGTCGAGCATTTCGGATCGAAAGTCGTGCTGGTTCATCGTGTGGGCTCCTGTCGTGTTCATCGGGAAGGAATGGCCGCAATCTGATCGCGGAACGCATGCAAGGGGGTGAGGCAGAATGGCGGACCGGCGGCTGTGACGGGCGGAGGTCCAAGCCTCATTCCGGCGCGGATCGCAAGCGGACGAGCGGCTTGCTTCGGCGGTGAGACAGGTCTGGCACCGATAGGAGTGTTCTTCTTTGTAATGGTGCCAGACTTGTCTCGCTCGGCTTTGCGGCGGCGATACCAAGTCGCCTTGCTGATGCCTTCGGCCTTCCACGGCTCCGCTCGGCTCAGGCTGTTCGCCTCGTACTCGGCACGCGGTTTCACGCCAGCGGCCCGCCGCCGATCCAGTCGGTTCGCGTTCCGGCGCTCCGCTCTAAGCCGGTCGCGCTCTGCTTTCGGAACGTCCACGGCGCCGATGTAGCGGTGAACGCCTAGCCGTTGCTGGTCGGCATAGGTGAGGCCAATGCGCTGTGCCAGCGTGTCCGGCTTCCATCTGCGCTTGAGCCGTATTGCTTCGGCGGACATGCGCTCGAAGTCGTCATCGGAAAGCCACGGCGCGAACGTGTCGCGTGCGTCCGCTGCCAACCGCTCGAACGCGGGCCGCTGTGCCAGTGTGTGCAGTAGGATCGCGAACAGGCCGCGTCCCTCGCGGTCGTTGTCCAGCTCGCCCCAATGGTCGCTGTAGACGGTCGCGAGATCAGCGGAAAGCTGTTTTGCGGGCGACCACGGCTCGCGGTCGCGGGCCTTGTCGCGGCGGTCCCACGCATAGCGGCGCGCGACCTCGGCGTGCCTCGCCTTGCTTGCGGGATCGGCGGCGCGCGGGTCTTCGCAGACGGGAACGCGCGGGGAACGCGGACCAATCAC